CCGCGCCTGTTCCTGTTGCGAGTGCAATAAACCCGTCTGCCCCAATTATGACAACTTGACCGTTAAAAAGATTGGTCGCCTCGCCAGCGGGATCGATCAGGTATGTATTAGTTGCCCCTGCATAGGGCATGCCATCGGCTCGTCTTACGGGCTTCAGGCCATAGGGAGCTGCTGTAGTAGCCATTGCTCAATCTCCTAACCAAGTTAATACCAAGGAAGCTCCCTAAAAAGGTTACTTCCCAAATGAAGTTCGCGTGGAACGCTCGGGATTCAACACAGGCATACGTGGGTCGTTCTCTCTCATGAAATTACGGTCCACAGCCTCTTGTGCGTGTTGAGCCTGTTCAAGTTGGACTTGAACACGTTCTTCAGCGATTTCAGCAGGTATGCTGCATAATAGCAGACCACCTACCTCAATGTTGTCTTTGAATCGGGAATCGATGTCAGACACAATGTTTAAATCAGAATGGTCCGATGCTTTGACTGGTGTATAGCCTTCACGGAATCGAGTAGAAACATTAGTATTGTCACTCTGCCCCAAAGTTGATGTGCGAATCCAACGGAAGTGTAATCCATCCCTTGGTTCGGGAGTAGGTAACGCAGATGGTCGTGACCATCCTTTTCTACGTTCTGTCTTTTCTCTAGTTTCTGTAGTGCGTGGAGTTCTATCAGCCATATCAGCCTTCCTTCATTAATTGCGCCGCATACTGTTCGTTAGTAAGACCGAGCCGTTTGGCGAGTGCGGCTGCGGTTGGAGTTAACTTCACCTTGCGTGGTTTCTTTGACGTACGAGACGGCGGGGCAACCACGTTACCCGCTTGAGGCTGGGGTGGCGCAGACTCCTCTGCAACAGCCTCAAACTTATCTGGAAACACTGACCGCATGGCCGTGTCTATTTCATTGTAATACTCTTCGCTATTTGGTTCAACACCTTTTGCAACAAGTTCTTCATGTACACCGTACGCAAAGCCTGTCATTCGCTTATCTTTCATAAACCAAGTGTTTTTATCTGCCCAATCTAAAGCACGTTGTGGTGGCTTCGCAGGTTCGGGCTGCGTTTCCTGTTTTGGCGCTTCTGTCGGCACAGGTTCAGCATTATCTCGTTTTGGAGGTACATAGTTACTTATGCGATATTGTTCGTTCTGTAACCTTGTAAGCTCTGATTGCGCCTCTAACAGCTTGTCAGAGTCACCTGCTTCATAGGCCGCTTTATAGTTAGCATTAGCCTGTGCAAGCTGCGCTTCAACGCGTGACTTGGCTTGGTTTATAAGCACATCTTCGTTATCTTCTAAAGATTTGCGAAGTTTCTCGTTTTCGTCTTTGACTTTCTCAGCGTACTTGACGGCCTCTTCTCTGAGCTGTAGCGCTTCTTCTCTAGCTTTTTCTTCGTCACGATATTTCTTTGTTAGCTGGTCAATACGTTTCTGAACACCTGCACTATACTTGTCTATCTCTTCGTCAGAGTTCTCTGCCTTCGCTTCTGGTTCGGGTTCAGGTTCTTCTACCTTTTCCTCAACCTTTGTCTCAACTTCCTGTTTTTCTTCTACAGGAGTCTCTTCAATCTCAACCTCGATTTCAGTAGTCTCTTCTACTTCATTCTCTAGGTTTTCTGCGGTATTTGTACTCATGCCCTTGTATACCCCCTTGGATCATCAACGACACCTTCCACGGTGTCATCGTTTATAAGACGAAACTCTTTACCCTGAACTTTAAACCTAGTGCCTGAATAAGAACGAAAGATTACAAAATCTCCCTCTTTACACCAAGGTCCATTAGGAAAACGCTCTTTGTCAGAGTATGCATCTGATCCTGCCTTTATGACAAAACCAATAATAGACGCGGTAGACTCATCCTTACGAAGACCATCAGGCATGAATACTCCACCCTCTGTCTTCTCATCGATCTCTGGAAGTGCTATCAGAAGCCTGTATCCCGTAGGTTCTGGTAGCTTTGCGTGAAGGTCTTCTTTTACCTTCGTGTTATCGACTCTTACTGTCGCAACCATCTTGCACCCGTTTGCAGTGATTAAAAGGCTCACCGTTACCTTGCGCGGCCTATCCGCGAATATTACGAAGCACCTTATGCTTCAATAAATCTTTTCTCAAGCTCTTTTACATTATTTAATGCGATATCTATACCTTCAAGTTTTCCTATGAGCCTGTTGTACTCTTCCATATTCTTTATGCCGCCACCAGATATATACTCTGACACCTCATCTCTATACTCATTTAGGCGACGCTCTAAAGCATCAAATACACTAACTTCCACCCTTATCTAGCTCCTTCGCTATATCCAACCCTATCTTTGTTCCCTCGCGTTTATCTTTACGCTGCTCTTTGTCTAGCTCTGTAGCTATCTTAGCTCCAATCTTAGCGCCTTCTACTTTTTGCGAAGTTTGTAGCTTGGCTGCTTCTAATTCTAACTTGGCTAAGTCCATTTGTCTGTTGTGCTGTGACTCAGCCTCTTTGATAGCCAGCTCACGTTGTTGCATCTGTACCACTGGATCTTGTTGCTGTTTCATCATCTGCTCTTGCTGTGATTCAGCTATATCTTTCTGCAAGACCTTCTCAGCGGCCTCTTTTGCCAATCTGGATAATTCTAACTCTACGTCTTCTGGTAGCGGCTTATCCTCATCTGGCATGTCTACACCAAGCTGTTTTTCTACCTCACGTCTGTACTGAAAAGCTACGTGTTCTGTTATGTGTGCGGCCATAGCTTGCTGTATAGCTGATGCAAATGGAGACTGACCTATGATCTGCATGATTTTTGGATCTTTTGCTGCAGCCATATGCACGGCTATGTGTGCCTCATGGTCTTGATACTTGAACGCTTGGATTGGTTCTTGTTTGAGTATTGCCATGTTCTCTGTGACAGGATCTGTGGGTTTTATGTCCTCGGGCAGTTTAACAATTTCATCCGCATTTTGTACACCTAGGACTTCTAACATTTGGCGGTGCAGCTTACCCATATCATAAATCTGGGGGGACTGTTGGGCAAGCTGGACCGCCGCTTGATACTGCATCACACGTTGGGACATGGTTGCAGCATTGGGGTCACTCACAGGTATGACATCTACACGATTATCAAAGTCCTGCGTTCTATTAAAATTACCTTCTATCTCATAAGAATACTCTGCTGGCATATAATCGTGTATGATCTTGGCAAGTATTCTAAGCTCGTGCTTGAGAGACGCGTGTAGTCTCGATTGCACACCAGATAGAACTTTCATAGATCTTTCCATCAGAGCAAGTGTTGTGCCTACGGGAGCGTTAGGATTCATATCTCCGACCTGCATGTCGGCTACAGAGCCTATCCTACGCCCTTCATCTACGATATTTCCGAGTAGAGAGTAGAGTACGCTCGATGGCTCTTTATAAGGGATAAACGTAATTGAATCGCGTATAGCGCCGCCCGGTACGTCCACGTCCCTAAATTCACCCGGCATAAGCGGTGTATCATCACCCTTAATACGCATGCCCCTAGCTTTAAGACCTGCAGGTAGATTAGATAGCGTACCCGCGTCAATAAGTTGACGAAGTATCGAGGTCGCTGACTTAGCCAACCCACCCATGAGGTGAATAAGCCCTGTGCCGTAGAAGCCAAGCCCCGGTAAGTAACGATAATGTACGAAATGCATACGTTTTCTTTTTTTCTCATCGTCTTCGTACCAATTCCTTCTTATTGCCAATATTGTGGTCGAGGATTTATCTATAGTAACTACGTAAGGACGTGCAATGCCATCAGGATCTTCAAACTCTCCCGGTAGATTTAGATCGACGTGCATCTCCAGAATAGTGTGTCGATCATCATCTTCGATGACCGCCTCCTCACCATCTAGCTCATCATACTTCTCCTGTATATCAGAATAGTCTGGAGCTGGTTCAGGTAACTCACCCTCTTTGTAGAATCCGTTTACCTGTAGTTGCAAAACCTCGTTTGCCGTTTTTTTCATCACATGCGTATATCTTGGGCATGTTTTGAGATCTGACGCTCCATATGACGCTACAAAGTCCTCTGAAGGTACAAACATAGCGCATGGGCGCTCCATCAGTGGGTCATAGTATACTTTCTTAAACGCAGAACCAGCGATAGGAAGCTTAAAGAGCATTTGCTCCATTTCATCCCTGTACTCAGACATCTCCTCAGTTAACAGGTAATTCATCTCGTTTTGTACGCGGTTTGCCTGATCTGTTCGTTCAGGAGTCTGTTTACCTACAATCTTCGTGCGTACGGGTCCAGAAGCGGGAAATATCTCACCCATAGCCTGTGCCTGAAACCTCACTACAG